AACGAGGGCGCTGATTTCGTAGTAAACATTTTGCAGACTGCTATCTGTTTCGTTATCCGTCAAAAACAACGCGCAGTCAAATGCCGCGCCAAGTTCCACGCGCTGAATTAACTGCAGCATCAATAGCGGTGTTTCTTCGACGCCGGTCGACTCATAACTGAACATGCAGTTAATTGTGCCGTTACCGCTAATCAGTCCGGCGGTGTATTGCTGTTTGAACTTATCAGAAAGAACTGTGGTGTCGATTGCCTCGCGGTCGGTATTTATTTCGTAGCTTGTTACATTGCCTAGTAAGTTAAAATCAACATCCCTTACTGTTACGCTGATTGCAAGGGGCGCACCAGCAAAATCGGCGAGGGCTAACTCATTGGCTCGTACGTTATTTACGGCAGCCATGTCGCTAGCGGAAAGCAAACTAATCCACGGGCATCGTTTGTAGAAATATCGACGCGATCGCCTGTCAGCAGGTTTTCCAGTGAACCATCGAATCCCACGCGATTGAGGGTTATGTTTACGTCATCTGGACTGATCTCAGACGCAAACGTACCTTGCGCATTGCGGCGCAGCTTGACCTTGCCGTACTGACCTAGAAAGACGGTCATACAATCGTGCCGTTGCTCAGAAAATCACCATCAACGGTGAATTGAATTGGCACCACGGAAAGTTCGCCCGTGGAAACACTGACTGATGCAGATGTGATGTAGGCTTTAAAACTGATCTCGTCGTTGGTTGTGCCACCCACATTTAGGGTCAGCAGCACACGGTCACTTTCGGTAATAGCGCCGGTCTTGTGGATCTTGCTTAGTAGGGCGGTGAACTGGGTGTACGACGTGGATTCGCCGGATTCCAGCCGGTAGTACACAAGGGTTGCACTGCCGCTGGCACCTTTGACGCCGGGGGTAAAAGTATTGCTGACGCTATCAATCGTGTTGGTGCTAAGCAGTTCGACGGTCGTGTCCAGTGACCAGTCACGGATTTTGGCAACAGGCTTACTGTTGAAAACCAGTGACCCGGTTCGCCCTGTGTAAAAGCCCATGATCAGTACCGCCGTAAGGTTATGTTAGCCAACTACAAGACAGCAATCAATTTCACTTGAACCGTGCTGCGTCCGGGATACACGCTGGTGATTTGTGGTGGTCCGTCGTATCGCCAAGCCGCACCACTCGGAGCATTGATCAGTGAGGCACTGGCGCCCCAGCCGTTGAATACACTGCCCGGAAGCTCGAAGGTCAAAAACGTGCCTTGGGTTTCGTTGTAGTGCGACATAAAACCGGCAGCGTTGGTGTCGCGGATGTTCTCGAAGGTCAGGTCCAGCGTGGCTTCCGTACGCAGGTTGCCATAACGGATCCGAATTTCAGCGCCACTCAGGGCTTTGTACTGCTTAATCGGAAAATCGCCGGGGGCAAAGTTCCGGGCAGATGGCGTCAGATTGGGGAAAGGCATGGCTACAACCCGGCGGCGGAGGCAATGGCGTTATACGGGTATTCTGTCGCAGACACTGACACCAAACCTTCCTCGTCCAGTTCCACCTGCTCCACTAAGTAGGTGCTGGTGACGATATTTTCTTGCGTGATTGAGAAGATACTGTTAAACAACGCTGCGTCTGTGGTGCGCCCTCCGATGACGGTCAACGTCCCTGACAGTGTGGTTGAGTTGCCAGAAATAAAGTACGTGATCGGGTACGTGCCATTCGGGAGGTTTTGACCGGTGGTGATTACCCCAGTTGGTCCGATAGAGCCGTTCGTAAAACGGGAAGCGGCAGTTTGATTTAGCGCCACCGTAATAATTGAGCCGGGTCCGATGGAGGCGTTGTCCATCGTGGTTTTAAATCTGATCGCGTGAGTTACAAACTTGCGTAGCGCCAGAATATAGTTACCGGCTTTGCGGGCGTGGGATTCCGATGTACAGAACGCCGACATATCAAAAGACTCCAAAGTGTCTCCTGGACTGCCCAGTACAAATGACTGTTGTTGCGGAAATTCGTTAAGTAAGTTGCGACGCCAAACCATCTCAGCCCGGATGGGACGGCGCTCGCTGATGTCTAGATATTCCAGCGAGAAAGATCCTTCAATGATGTTGCCTGCAGTGAACATTGCAGCCGATCCACCGCCAGGCAACGCGGGCAGCAAAGCCAGCTTCCCATTACGCATTACAAAGTTAAGCAGGAAAAACGGAGCGGTACTTGTGATGAAACTGCGGAGGTTTGTTCGGCTTGTAATAGCGCCGTCGTAGTACAACCCATTGGCATTGCACCACGAATCAGCCTCGTTAAACGAAGCTGTGTCAATCATTTGCGGCGAAATACCTTTAACATTTTGCAGAAGGTATTGCACCAAGCGTGGGAAACTGTTGCTGTTGGTAGTGCCTGATTTAATCCACAGGCGCAACTGATCAACGCTTGTGATATTGCGGTTTGAGCGTAGTGCCAGCAAGGCGGTGTTTACGTTTGAGTAGTCGCCAAGGGCAACACCTCCTGTTTGATTGACATAAACGACTTGGTGCTCGGGGCCGGAGTCGCAACTGTGGGTAACGATGTTGCCGTAGCGACTGACCTCAGCAAATGCGGCGTATGTTTCAAATAAACGCCAGCCGCGATTTTCTGGAGTTAGTGTTTTATTTGCTGTATTAGTGATTTGAAGACGCATCCGTAGTTCGACGCGGTTGTCTTCGATGCTGGCCGGAAACTTACCGTCTAAATAAAGGGAATCTGTTTTTAGGCGTACTTTGATGCCGATTGTTTGCCCGACGTTAAACGCTGAATCCTCGATCGGTCTGGCTTCATAGATTTCTGCAAAGCGAACGCGCCAGCGTAAAGCTACGTTTGTTCCGGGGTCGGCATCTTGAGCTTCGACACGAAGCAGTAATTTAACAACTCCGCGATCTGTTTTAACTTTAAGATCTGCGGTTTTACGCTGGCTAAGGTTTAGAGGATCACCGAATAACTCATACATAAATGCGCGTTGCAAACGCTCTTGCTCATCCGTAACATTTATAAGTCTTCCGGTATAGTCTACATTTGTAAGACTAAATACGCCCATATTGAAGTATGTTGCCCGTGTCGGGATTCTGTAGCTTTCCGATGCGTAGGCATTACCCCAGCCTTTCGTTTGCATCGCCCGTGCTTCAAACAACGGGTTTAACTCGTCGGAAGTTTCGTTAGCGTAAATCTGTTCGCGTGTTCCACGGAAACTTAAAATACCGTCGTTGACGTACTCGGCATTAGGGTTAAGCACCAACAGTTCCCGCAGGCCGTCACGTATTGCGGCACTTGAGATCGGCTTTAAGCGGAACTCATATTCAGCATCGGTGCCGTGATTAAGGCGCAACTGAAAATGCTGATCCGTAGGCGTGCCACCGCGTACAGCCAAGGCACCTCCTACATTGCCCCATGAGGTTTGTCCGACCTTCCGTATTTGCACGCGGAACATAGAAACACGTGGGAAATACTCGTTGTTATTACCAAGGTTAAATTGAACACCATCGTCGTCATATCCCTGCAGCGTTTCAGGATCTGGCACGCGATTGAAGTTAGCTAGACCGTTTATCCGGCCCCATACTTGACTCTTGATGCCAATTTCGGTTACTTGGCAACGACGGTTATTCCTAAATACTGCGGTCGTGGCGCGACAGATGGAGTAGTAGATAACCCCGTAATTTCTGGTGCTGGGATTTTCGTTATCTGCGATTGCATTGTTTGCCGCAATATCGCTAAGTGGACCGCCTTTAACTGCTGCTGACAAGTAGATATCCACGTCGCTACCACGTTGCCATAACTGACTAGACCGCCCTGTGACCTTCAGCAGTTGTGTGCCAACAACTAGTTGTTCTCCGACTTGGAGCACTTCATCGGCTGCAATGCACTCAGCGTCTAGAGCATCGTTAATATCTTCCGTTGTAATTGTTGTACTTTTTTCAAAGTCACTCGGTTTGCGTGGTAAGCGTGTGCCACTGATCCGAAAAGTCGTGCCAGTTTGATCTTTGCCGGCAGCGATAACACCAAGGCGCCGAGGGTAGTCACGACCTACACCGGGCATACCAGCCGACCTGCCGGGTCTACCGCAAACCTTTAGGCGCTGATTTCTAATATCACGCTCGGCTTTTTCGTCGAGATCTTCTGGATATGAAATAACTTGCCAGTTGACGCGATAGCCCGTGCAGTTGGCGATTGGGTTGGATACACCAAACTGGGTACTGTTGGATGGTGTCAGGCAGGCAGAAAAGCCGACGCCGCCTTCGTTGTAACCCGTGATGCGGCTGGCATCGTAGCTAGGGCGAGCGTCCCAGGCAAAAATGTAGTTGTCAGCGTCTTGAACAGAAAGCGCAGTATTGCCAATAAAAACACCTGAAATGTCTGGCGCAGATAGGCCAGACTCGCTGATCAGGTAAACCAGTTTTGCGGCTTGCTGATTGCCAAGACTGAAGGCACGGCTCCAAGTCAGCAGAGGGGCAATAACGACTCCGCCTGTGGTGCCGGTGTAACGAGTCCAAACAATCGGGATAGCGTCGCCAAATTCGGCAAGATCGGCAAAGCCGTCAAAGTTGGTGGACTGAATAAAGCGGTCTTGACCCGTGCGACCGCGACGAGTTATTTGTCGTGTTTGCTGCTGCTCTGGTGCGCGAGGTTTTGGTGTTAGAAGATACGAAACGCCTGATAAAACCAGGCCAATAGCAAGACTAATTAAAGCAGATGTAGTAGCCGGATCACATCGTATATCCGGAATATGAGCATATTCCGCAGGACGCACGTAGGCATTACGTTCTAGTTCAAAAAGAAACTGTTTGTATTCTTCTGTGCTGCAACCAATTATGTCGCACAGTTCTTTTTCGTACGGAAGAAGTACGCGCTCGATAGGTTTGCCAGCGGGGACCAGACCACTCGCTTGCTCAAAGGGCTGATCAGCAGAATCCCTCGTTGCCATGCGACGCCAAATGCCCAGCTACTTTGTGGCAGCAAAACCACATCCCCATCGTAGCCGCCATCTGTTACACGACAGCCCCAGCGGTATAGGTCTCGCAGCACAGACTTTCGCGGTAAGTCGTACCAGCGTGGATTGAAGTCTGGCGTTGGGATGCCTAAAGCGCGTTCTACTGTGTAAACGACGTGGATGCAGTCGATGTAGCCGTCTGATCCGTCCGCACCAAGG